ATCCGGTCGCGGCCAAGCCAGTTCCCCCGACTCCCGTTCCAGTTGCGCCCGTACACCCTGTTCCGCCCGTTGTGAATCAGGGGGCTTAATGGCATCGCGTTGGATGCAGAAGGCCGCTGATTCAATCAAGGCCAAAGGCACAAAGGGCGTGTTTCGAGCAGCGGCGGAACGCGCTGGTAAGAGTACGGCTGAGTTCGCCAAAGAGCACGAGCATTCACCGGGTAAGCTAGGACGCAGGGCGAGATTAGCGGAAGCATTCGCACGCGCCCGTCATTAGATGGCCGACCAGAACAGCACTCCCATTGACGCATCGGACATCCTGAACTATGAGCCGGGTGTGCTGGCAGCTATAGAGATTTCCAACCAGCCCGATCAACAATTAAACGACCTCGAAGTAGCAGCCATTAAAGAACTCCGCCAGAAAGCATCTAAGAAAGATTATCCGGCTCGTATCACGGAAGTTATCGAATCGTGGGAAGCGCGGCTGTTCTACCGAGGGTTCCAATTCCTTGAACCGAACGGTACAGGCGGCGGATTCTATTGGAGCGTACCGGGAGAAGATTCAGGCTACGGGCCTGCCATGCAAGCCGAGCTTGGATGCTTGCCGACGAATATCTATTCCAGCTACGGGCAGATGATTATTGCGGCGTTGACGCGCGAAGTTCCTGCCACAATTTTCATTGCACAGGATAATGGCAGCGACAAGGACATCACGGCAGCGGACTCAGCCGATAATTATGTAAAAGTGTTCGAGCGAGATAATGACTTGCTCGGAATTCAGACGGATAAGGTTCGGTATTTGTGGACGGATGGCCGCTCGCATTACTGGACGAGGCACGTCAAAGACGGACAGAAATTCGGATGGGAGGAAGATGATGAGCCTGAAGTCGTGCCGGAGGACGCGCCTCCGAAACAATCGCAAGAGACTCAAGAAGCTCCACAGGTGGCCGCAACCAACGACGCTGTATCTCAGAATGAAGGCCAACAACCCACAGATGGAACGTCCGCCAATGATGATGCCGCAACGCCAAGTGTAACAAAGCAGCGCACGCCTCGCGGCCAAGAGGTACGAACGGCTTACGGGAAACTCGAAGTAAAAGTGGAGATGCGTGCCAACGAACTTGAGCAGACCTACTTCCTGAAATTCTGCGAAGAGGTTGACGTTTCAACCGCGAAAGGCATGTTCCCGAAGAAAGCCGACAAGATCAAAGAGGGTGGCACTGGACTCGAAGAGGGAGAAATTGAAAAACTAGCCCGCGTGAACTGCAAGCTAGGAATGCAAGCCAGCTACGTTACCAGCGATTCCAGTTCGTCAGACGTAACGATTGACCGCACATGGTTCCGGCCTTCCGCATTCACTGGCGTAAAAGATAAAGCCGTCCGCGCATCGCTTCTTGAAAAGTTTCCTGATGGCGTTTACGTCTGCTACGCGGGAGACGTGTTCTGCTTTGCTCGCAACGAGAGCATGGATTGGTCATGGGAGATCACGCAAGCGTATTCCGGCGACGGGCAGAACCGTAATGCTTTGGGCACATCGCTCATTCCAGTGCAGAAGCGTTTGAACGATTGGCTCGACCTAATGAATTCAATCTTCCTGCGAACAATTGGGCGCAGAGTTTACGATAACGTGGCATTCAATCAAAAGGCTGTAGAGGGAACCGTCGCCCCCGGAGATACTATTATGTTTCAGCGGCAGCCGGGTGTTCCGCTTTCGGAACTAATGGGAATCGAGCCGCAAGTAAACATGAACGCCGCGTTGCCTGATTTCGTGAAGGAATATTCTGGCGAGTTGTCACAGCTTTTGACCGGAGCTTTTCCGGCATTGTTTGGTGGCAACACAGGATCGAACGATACGGCGCAAGGCATCGGCATTCAGCGTGACGCTGCGCTAGGCCGTATCGGCCCAACGTGGCACTCAATCAAAGCGGGTGAATCCATTTCCATGAAGCAGGCTGTACGGTGGGCTGCGAAGTGCCGCGACGGATCAATCAACGAATCTATTCCAGGTGGGGATGCAATTAAAGTAGAAGTGAACGACCTCAACGGAAATATCCTCGCGTTCGCTGAGTCTGACGAAAATATTCCAGAATCCTATTCCTCGAAACAAGCTCGCATTATCCAACTGTTTCAGGACTCTGCGAAGAATCCAGAACTCGCCGAAGTTTTCAATAATCCTGCGAATCTCGAAGTTGTGCAGCAATACATGGGCTTCTCGGATATTTTTATTCCGCAAGTTGACTCGTACAAAAAACAGCTTGGCGAGATTGAAATACTCATTGCGCCGGGTAATGGGCCAGCGCCGAATCCAGCATTGATTCAGGCGCAGCAAACCATCGAGCATTTGATGACGGTGCATGGCGTCGATCCGCAAATGCTGATTCAGGCGCAGCAAGAGATGGAGCAGTTACCGCCAGAAGTTTCAACCGTACACGTTGACGCACTCGTGGATGATTCGGAAGTTCACGCGGAGACGTGCAAGCAGTTCCTAAATTCTCCGAAGGGCCGCAAGCTGATGAAGGAAAATCCGAACGGATATTCAAACGTGCGGCTGCATCTTTCGGAGCACGAAGCGATTATCGAGCAGAACCAGCAGAGCAATGCGAAGGTTGCAGAGAGCTTGAATTTTAAGGATCTTCCACCAGCCGGAAAAGTTCAAGAGGCTGGACAGGCCGGCATCAAGTTGAATCCTGCTGATGTGGCGCAAGCACCTATTGCGAAACAGCCGCCGCAAGCGTAATATTCATTCGTCATGACGCTTCCGTGTGGCGCGGTGACGACATCGCAGAAAGAAGTTGGCGACACACGATAACTGAGTTGCACGGAAGCAGATATATCGGGAAACCGGGTAAGAAAATCGGGGATAATCACACATGATTGACGGCGAAGGCGTAATTCCGGGTGTAGTTGACGCAGGTTCGGGAGGCGGAGACGATGGCAGCACAACGGCAGATTCTGGGGATATTTCAACCACTGATGGTGCTACGTCTGTCAATGATACTGACGGAGCCGTCGTTCAACCTGACGCCGGAGAAACTGGCGGAGATCAACCGGGGAAAGAAGATTACACCGACCCTGCTACTGGAAAAATCGACGCGCGTAAAGTTGAAGCGAGTGTGCGCACGGAACTCGCCAACATCGCCAAGACGAAACCGGAAGTAGCCAAAACTCTCCGCGAATCATATTTCAAGACTCGCCAGTTTGAAGCCGAATTCAAAACTCCCGCAGAAGCCAAGACAGCGAAGATGACGCTTGAAACTTTGGGCGGCACGGAAGGCATCGAGCAGTTGCAATCGAAAGTCACCGACTACGACAGGGAGATCGAGCAATTCGCAAACGGTGATGTTGGTCTAATCGAGGACATTCACAACGGCAATCCTGAAGGCGTGCTGACGATGGCGGGAAACACGCTTGACTTTCTCGCGGAGCGAAACCCGAAAGGCTATTCCGAAGTAATGACGCCGCAAGTCGTGCGCTTTATGAAGGCGAACGGCTATTACAAAGGAATGCAGAAGCTCGAAGCATTGGTCAAGGCAGGAAAGGGCCAAGAGTCTTTCGATCTGATTCAGGAATTCAAAGAGCACATGGCGGTGATGGAAACAACCGCATCGCAACGCGTCAAGACCAAAGAGATTGACCCTGACCGAGAGAAGTTGAATAAAGAGCGTGAAGAAGTAAAGACGGAGAAGGAAAAAATTTACTCCGAAAATATCAACAATCATTTGACGACACTGACCAACGGGCCTCTCGCGGAAGTTGTAGACCCGATGGTGAAAGAGCTTGGCCTTGAGGACGAAGGCAAGCGTGAATTTGTGAACGAGATTTACAAGCGCACATGGGCGGCAATGAAAGCCGACACCGCATGGCAGAAACTAGCGCAGGCGAAGAAGTCGAAGGGCGATGCGAAAGCGATGGCCGAATTTGCAGCGGCTAAGTTCAACGAGCTTGCGCCTGAGATTGCGCGGAAGTATCGCAACACAATGTATCCCGCACGCGGAACAAAGAAGCAAGCAGCGCCAGCGAATGGGAAACAGCAAGGGCCGCAAGCTGTTCCGGGAAAAGTTTACGACCGTTCAGCGGTTGATCTTGAGAACACCCCGGACATGCTAATCGTCACTGGCCGAGCTTATTTGAAGGGAAGTAAAAATATCGTTGCGTACAAATCTGAGTAGTAGTACATTTTATTCGAGCACGGCATGGTAGCTTCCTTTCCTTAAAGGTCGTAGCCAAACTCTCACGCAGTTTACCGGGTAGCAGTGAAGCACTCCGCAGGAATGCGGAAGTTGCGCCATCGGTTCGACGCAGGGTACGTCGCATCGCATGAGCTAAACGGTAAGTGAGACACCCACATGGCGAATCCGCTCGCAGAGGCCGCGACACAGGCGGTTGAACTTGAAAATTGGGACAAGCGAATCCACGATTTAGTCTACAAAGACAAACGCAGCCTCTACACGCTTTTCAAGGAACGCGCAAAGACTTCCCCCACAGCAGTAACGACAGCACGCGGCGGCACTGGCCGTCCGGCGTTCTGGATTCCCACCCGCGTACAATCCGGCGCAGCAATCTTTCAGGGCACAGGCAACGGTGACGCGCTGAATCGTGGCACTGGCTCGAACTGGGTATCTGGCGACCTGTCTCCTGTGTTCACGGCGGCGGGATGCGAGATTACCTATCTCGCGCAGGTTGCAAATCAGGGCAATAAGCGCAGCTTAATTTCACTTCGCGCGGAAGAGTTGAAGAATTCTCTCGACTCCTACATGCGTGGACTGGACGCTCTGTTTACTGGCGATGGCTCCGGCGCAGTCGTGCAGATTCCTTCCACCGCGACGATCAACAACAACACGCTGGCGTCTCCTAACGTGTCGAACATCATCGGACTTGGCGGGCAGGCTAACCAGTTGCAAGAGCAGCAGATTGTGCAGTACTTCGCAACGGAAGGCGGATCAGCCCGTTCCGGCACTGCAACGGTTTCCTACGTTGATGGTGCGGCGGATACGGTTTGGTTCTCGACTGCGCTTCCTTCAGGCACAGCCGTTGGCGACTACATCGTGATTCAAGGTGCGTCTGGTGCGCTTGGCTCCTCGGTACAGGGAATCTATGCGTATCAGGTTTCCTCGAATACCGGGAACACGCCGACCAATTTGCCGCGTGCAACATATCCAGGGCAGTTCTCCACGCCGAATATCGCCGTCAACGGTGCTCTCACCCCGAACGTGTACTACCGCATGAAGATCAACATCGCACGCGCTTTGGGACTCGAAAACGAAGCGATTAGCGACTTCATTTTCTACGGTGGACTCGACATGCAACTCGCCCTGAACAATCTATTTCAGAATCTTGGAATCATCAACTTCCAAGATGTCAAGGGCGACAAATCAATGGACATCACAAAGAAAAACATGCCCGATACTTTCGGCGGACATGAATTCTTTGTTTCAGTAACCGCGCGTCAGGGCCGTCTCGATGCGTTCTGCCCGGAGTGCTGGGGCATCATCGAAACCGTGGAACCATCGCTCTACAACTTCGGAGATGGCGTGACCAACATGCCAGTTCCGGCGAATGATGGTACGGGAAACACAACGTATCTAACGTCCAATATTTTCTACTACAACTCCATACTCAACCTCTACAACGGGAATTACAAGGCCGGCGTGTACTCCACCGGCATTACAATCCCGCAAATCTGACGTTGAGTTGTGGTACGATGCCTTGCGGGGCGCGGACAAAATCTGCGCCCCTGTAGTTCCGGGTGAAATCGGGTACGGGAGAAATCACAAAATGAAATGGGAAGCTCTGGGCAGTCAGATAATTATCCGTGCGATAGATCAGGGCGAGCGAAAAGTCGGCGGCGTGGTTATTCCTGACTCACAGAAACGCTCACAGCGCGGAATCGTTGAAAGCGTTGGCGCGGACGTGGCGGAAATTATGGTGGGCGACGAAGTAATCTTTACTGGGTTTCCGATGGACATTGACCTTGACGACAAGGCTTATGTTCTGGTGCGTTCCGAAGAGTGCTACGCGCGAAAGAGAAAATGAGTACAGGAATCAGAGGCGCGGAGCGGAAGCGATGCCCAGTTGAATTTCAAAACCGCATAACGCGCATGTTTGGTGTGAATCGTTTCGGACAACCGAATTTTCGCATCTCGTGGGGGCAGACGGAAAAGATGCGTATCGGCGTGGACGGAAAGTACCGCGAGATTCTTGTGCAGTTCAATCAACCGTGCTGGATGATTCAGCGATGGAAAGAAGCGCGGGAATACGGAAGTCCGGCTCTCTATTACTCTGAGACATGGGACGGTAACTGCTACATCACCGGAGAATATCCGTGGACTGGACGGTATGAAACATTGCAACCGATGTATCGCAAGGAATTCGAAAACGGCAAGATGAAAATTATCCCCTTCCCGCTCAGTCACATCCTGATTGATAAAGTGATTCCGATGATGCTCAAAGCGCAGCAACTTACGTTTTGGGAAAAGCGTGCGGCACAGGACATGCAGCGCGAACTCGAACACAAAGCGGAAGTTGAGAACATTGCTGACATGCTTGAAGAGGATCGTCCGTCATGGACTGGCCCGGTTTCATTTTCGCGGCAAGGGTGCAGGACTTCGCGGCTGGATAAAAAGATGGAAGAGATTCAGAGATATTGGAATCGAATTTCAGCGGACAAGAAACAATGGAAGCGCGGATTTTTTCAAGGTTCAAAACTGTACAACTAGGAGGATAGATGCCGAAAGAAGCAACACACGAAATCACAGCAACACACATGACGGGAACGGGCAAGGCGCGGTCAATAGAGATTGCGGGAAACGCGGGGCCGTGGACGCTTGTGCCGAATGCAATTCCCATGACTGGAAAGACCATCAAGATTTACAGCGTACTTCCATTTGACTTCGGAGAAATTAACCGCGCAGCGCCGTACTCGCGCGTGCGTCTTAACGCCTGCAAAGAGGGGTGCAAGGTATCCGAGCCTTTCGTTCTTCCCCCGTTTGTTCGCCAGCAAAAAGGTGTGATGGGAAAGTTTGAAGTGACATTCAACTATGCGGATGGGAGAGAAATTGCCTCTGATATTCTGAATCCGACGCTTGGCCCGAACTGGCGCGACCCGAATTGTCAGGACATCAAAGTAAACAACGATTTGTGGAGCGGCGGTTTCTCGAACATCGGAAATAACCTGAACGATTACGGATATTTCTGGACGACGATTGACCGCGATGATCCGGCACTCGACCCGCTGATTGAAAAGTTCCGCGCTCGCGCCGTGGTGACGTTGAACCGGCACGCGCAGGATGCCGTACAAAAAGAAACTGACGGCGCGATGAAGTCCATTACGCGGCTTGAGTATTTTGCGTGCGCGTATCTCGGTGTGCAGCTTCGCTCTGCGGCTATCGTGCAGCGTATGTCCTCATGCCCGAATTGCGGAGAGTCAATCAAGGATGGGATCGCGTACCATCGCAATCAGTTTGGAATTTGCGTGATTGACTGGAAGCGCACGGTTGCCGCTGGTGTGGTGAAGAAGGCGGATGTGCCGGAAGAGATGCGCTGGTTCAAAGAGCCTGAGCCGAAGAAGTAGGCCAACAATCTTCCGTGGGCGAGGCTCCGAACTTCCGCGTTCTACCCGGTTCGTGGACTCGCGTTTCGCTCACGGATGCAGTTTTCCCTTGCGAAATTGCTCATAACCTATTAGCCTCATTTTAACCGGGAGAATGAGGCAGCGTTGCCGGATTTTGCTCAATCTATTTTCCCAACTTGCGAGGACGTGCTGAGTTTGGTACGCAGCATTTGTAACGACACGTTCAAAGGGGTAAATCAACTTCCGGGTGAAGGGCGCATTTTCACCGACGATGCAGCGTTCACACTTCCTCTACTCAATAACGCTTTCCGCACACTTCAACGCAAACTCCGCATTGGTGGCGTAACCTTTCCAATCAAAGAGGCAATCCTTTACAATCTGACGCCTGTTGTCGCGCAGAATGCAGACGTGTTTGTGAACGTAAGCTACAACGGATATTTCGACGGCACGGCGATGCACGCAAGCCCCGCGCTACCTTCTGACCTGATGCAGCCGTATTTTGTTTGGGAGCAATGCGCCGCTAGCGGCTCGACGCTTGGATGGAGTCGCATGTTCCAACCGCAGAAAGCGTTGTGCGGTGGATTACAAAGCACAAGACTGACTCAGTGGGAGTGGCGCGGATATGCGCTGTGGATGCCGGGAAGTTTGACGGCGGAAAACATTCGCATCAAATATCAATCCGGCCAGCCGCCGCTCACGCCTGTCTCGCAGGATTTTTCGCAGACTTCAATCAACATCGCGGACTCGGCAGATGCGCTAGCATTCCTGATGGCCGCTGAATATGCGTCCGCTCGCGGAGCGGCAGATGTGACCAGGCTTGAACAGAAAGCATTGGACGCGATTAACGACATGATCGCTGAATATGTGAGGCAGTCACAGACGAATCCAATTCGCCGCGGAATGCTTGGCACAGCAGGACGTGGAACGATTCTGGGCGGTTGGGGCACACGATGAGCACTTACTACCGGCAGCAGGGCAACGTATCGAACAATCAAGGTGTGTCACTCGCTGGCGTTCAAGTTTTAGTTTTGACACAGCCCGTCACAGGCTACGCGACGATTTATCAAGACCCCGCTGGCGCTAATCCACAACCAAATCCCGGACTTGTCACAGACGGGAACGGAAACTGGTTTTTCTACGCGGCAACGGGTATCTACACGATTACTTACGTTGACCCGTTCGGTAGAATTCCTTCGCAGACATTTCCAGATCAGGTTGTGCTGGCGCCGGGGAGTGGATCGGTTACGAGCGTTGGATACACGCCGGACGGAGTTTTGTTTGCGAGTGGAGGAAGCCCGGTAACGGGGAGCGGAGATTTAGTTCCTGTACTGGCTGAGAATTCAGGAAATTTATTTGTCGCATCGCCGGCCGATGGAAGTTCTGGGCCGTGGCAAAAAAGGCAAATAGCTCTTGCCGACTTGCCCGCTGGCGCTGGACTCGGAACGGTAACAAGCGTACAGAATGCAGTATCAGCTAGTTCAATTTTCACGGCGAGTTTCTCAGGCGGCCCGATTACAAACACCGGAACGATTACATTGAATCTCGCTCTCGCCTCCCAGCCTGCCAACACGTTTCTTCTCGGCCCAGCGAGCGGAGGTTCCGGGCCACCAACTTTTCGCGTTCCAGTTCCAGCCGACAATCCTTTTCCGCCGATGCCGACAAAGGGATTTGTGTTCATCTCGCCAACAGGGGCTGGTAGCGCCGTTATCTGGCGAGCGCCTTATGCTTGTACGGTGACGCACGTTCGCGGATACGTCGTGGGTGGAACGTCGGCGACAATCAACGCACAGAAAAATGGCTCGAATTTAATTTCTAATCTTCTCATCAACACGCTTGCGACATGGGAAGATGGCGGAGCAATTAGCGGAGGTTCCGTCTCGGCGGGCGACACGATTTCAGTTTCCATCGTGGCCGAAGTTGGTTCACCAAACGTTGTGACTGTGCAAGTCGAATTTTCGAGGCCGTAATGCCACTAGGAATAACACTTTCGCCAACGTCACTTGCTTTTGGCCCCGTCAATGTCGGAGTGCCAACAACGCTTTCTTTTTCGATCACGGCAAGCGGATTCGGCCCGTATTCGATTTCATCTTTTGCAAACGGCAACCCGGATTTCACGTCAAGTCTAGCTGCCGTCCCACTTGGAACTGGCGCGAATAATTTCACGGTGACGTACACGCCTAGCTCCGTTGGTTCGGAGTCGGACACTTTCGCAATTCAGATTTTCAACGGTGCGGACAATTCAACCACCGAATACGATTTGCCCGTAAGCGGTACGGGAGTTTCGGCTGGCCCTGCATTCTCCGCGAAGTCTGGGCCAGTGATTGACGATTAAATCAGGCCACGAGAGCCTTATCTCGGTTGCAAACAAAGAAAGGCGTACAAAATGGCAGCAGCAACATTAACAGCAGCAGTTACACTTGGCGATAACACACAGAGAACTCATCGCATTTTCGGGACAATCGCCATCGCAGCAGGGAGCACGTATGTCACCGGAGGGATTGCTCTGAAAGCGGTATTGGCGGCATTGGTTGATTATTTTTCATCTCAACCTCTGCTGTGGATTGATATTCAAGGAATTTCTGGCTACATCTATCAGTACAATGCTGCGACGGGAAAGATGTTAGTTCTCGTTGGTGGAGCATCGGCTTCACTTCCCTCGGCGGAATTCGCTAATAGCGGCGCATTGACCGGCCCGATTGCCGATACCATCACGTTCCGTTGCGAAGTGCTGCGCTACAACTAGGAGCTAGCCATTGCGAGCGTGGGCGCGGATCCTTTACGGGCGCAGCGTTTTGCTATCAATCTACCGAATCGCATTCCAGTTAAGTTTCGAGTTGGTCTTGGCATTTGGAGATTATAACACGAAATGAACAACGCAGCTGCGCCTTACGCATCCGTTCCGGCAGATCGCTTTTTGGGACTCTTTACGGAGTGTGACCCAAGCAGTCTGCCGGATGGTGCATCTGCGCTCGTAATCAATGACGATTTTATAGTCGGAACAGTTCTTCAACGTCCGGGCAAGCAAAGCATCTTCACGCTGAATCCTGTTCCTTCCGGCCTTCCGAATTTCAACTATCTAAAATCATTCGCGCAAACTTCTGGGCAGCTTTCAACGCTGGCGCTCGCTGATAGTGGCGTGATGTATTCCGAAGATGCAATCAACACACCGGGAATTCTTTCTCCAATTTACGCGGAGATTGAGCCGGGGAGTTATGCACAGTCTTGCACGTTGGACGATAGAGAATTTATCGCTCTATCGAATCTCATCAACGGCACAGATATTCCGTACAGCTACAACGGTGTGAACTTCGATAGGCTCTCTCAGGTTGGCCCCGGTGCCGCACCCGTAGCTTCCACATCGCAATCCGGCTCAGACATTGACTCCATTACACAGAATCCGCCTGTAGCGTTCGCAGTTGGCCCGCACGATTGGACTTTGATTTCCGCTGCGCCTTCCGACACAGGAACCTTTGGCACGCCAGCCACGCCGGGAAACGTGCTTACGTTCTATCTCGCCGTCTCCGAGACTTTGCCTTCATACATCACGCCGGGAGTGAACATTGTACTAGCAGGTTTTCCAAGCGTTCCGGGTGGCGTAATTAACAACGATCCGGCAGGAATCACGGCACCGAAATATTACACAGTCTCTTACGTTGGCACGCCAAGCGCGGGTTCCGCGTTTTCTCAGGACACTTACGCGGCGTTTTCCGTTATCCTTCCGTTCTCGACTTACTTTGCGGCGGAGACTTTACCCGGAGCGACCTTTCAGGCGACAATTGCCACGCTAACTGCTACGACACAAATACCAAACGTCGAAGTCGGCAGCACGATTCAAGTAGCCGGGGCTGGGGTTTCAGGATATGACAATTCTTGGCTTGTCACGGCCACGCCAAATGCTTCACAACTTCAAATTACAAACACGCAGTTGACCAGCGGAATTGCGACTTACGCATTTACGATCATTACTGGAACTGCGCCCGTAGTCGGACAGGCGGTGTCTGTAACGGGATGTTTGAATGGCCCAGTAATCAAGACAGCCACCGGATTTACCAGCATCTTCAATGTGGTGAATGCGATTGTTTCATCCGTGACGGGCAGCACGTTCTCAATCGTTATTACAGGCCCAAACATTACCGCAGCGGCGGAAAACGCAATCGGAATTATATTCGGAACTATTTTCCAGTTTGACGCCTTTGCCATCATCGGAATCAGTATGGGCGGTACGATTGTCTCAGGTGGAATAGTCGCGTCTGGCGTGCGTCTTGCCGTGGTTTCTTTCCTAACGCGCAACGGATTTCTTAGTCAACCGTCTCCGGTTGCGACGATTGACGTTGTGAGCGGAACGAACAATCTTAACTTTTCAATTCCTGTTGGCCCACCGAACGTAATCGCGCGAGTAATCAGCTTGACCGGCGCAAATGGCGGAAACTTTTTCAACATCCCTGAACCTGTGACTGTTCTCGACAACGGAGAGCCGCAAGTCAACACGTCCACCTACGTCAATGACAACGTAACGACGCAGGTTACGCTAAGTTTTTCCGATGCCGTCCTACTTTCTTCTGACGAAATTGATATTCAGGGAAGCAATCTTTTCAACACAAAAGAACTTGGCTCTTGCACAACGCTGATTCCTTACGCATCACGCATTTTTGCTATCGGCGAGCAAAATAAAATCCAAAACTTCCTAAATCCTTCGTTCGACGGAGGTACAGGGGCAGTTCCGGGCAATCAGGGCATCGGGCAGTCCGGTGGAGCAAGCGGAACGTACCCTCTTGGCTGGACAGTTGACCCGACAAACGGTACGGGCGGCTCAGTAGTAGCGTCTCCGCTGTTTGGGACGGCCTATCAGATTCAAAACGTCTCAGGATCAACGCAAGCAATCTGGGGAATGATTACACAGGGCGCTTTTCAGGATGAATTTGAGGTTGCAATCATCGAAGCGGCCACAACGTACAGCGTTCGCATGGCTGTTGCCATTCCGAGCGGACCCACAACGGGAAATATTGTTTTTGATTTGTATTCTCCGTCACTCAATACGGTTTTTGGCGCATTCACACTGGACATGAGCACCGTTGGCACAACGATTCAGATTTTTACGGGAACTTTGCTGACAAACACGCTAGCGCCCGTTCCTGCTGATTTAATTTTCAGACTTTACGCAACAAACGTGCTGAATAACGCGCAGATTATTTTTGACCGCATCGAGCCGTTTCCAACTCAGCAACCAAACCTCTCTACGCAGGCGCTTGGCAGCTACGTTGAAAATTTCGAGGCGTTTGACCGCGTGACTGGCGTTGTGGACACCGCTTCTGAAAATCAGCAGACTTTGAGAACTGGATTCACGCTCTACGACACGCTTTACCTCGTAAAAACAGGTTCGTTTGTTTCCACGCAGGATAACGGCACAACGGAGCCGGAAGGATGGACGCTCAGACTGGTTTCTCCGGTGGTAGGAACGCCTTCAATTTACGGCGTGGACTCAGGAGAAAATTGGGCGTTGATCGCTGGGCAACTTGGCCTCTACTATTTCGATGGCGGAGAACCAAAGCCCATGACGCGGGAAATTCAATCGCTTTGGAATCTCATCAACTGGAAATACGGTCACACAATTTGGGTAAAGAATGACATCGTAAATCAGCGTATTTTGGTTGGCGTTCCGCTCAAGACTCCAAACAAATGGTTGCCGACTGGCATCATTCCAGACAACGCAAATCCCACTACGCCGAACGTCGTGTTGATGCTAAATTATAAACAGATGGCGGATGGAGCGATGGTGGCGGAAGAATCAGCCGTACACGTTTCTTCATTTACTGGAAAGTTGCTCGCCTCTGATGTTCGCCGGAAGTGGAGCATTTGGAGCATTCAAGCGCCGTGCGCTGCGTTCGTGACGAGAGCGGATACGACTGCGCCTTTGATGATTGGAAATTCGTTACAGACGGGGAAGATTTATCAACTGGTGGACGGATTGCAAGAGGACGACGGCATAGCGATTGACCAGCGATACATCACGTCGCCATTTGTGGGCACGGAGACTGAGCAAGCCCTTCAACTCGGAAGCGTCCGCAAGCTCTATGAATATATGACGGCAAATATTGTCGGAAGTGGACAGCTTTTCATTTCGACGTATCCCAACAGCTTGGACTCGCCCTACACAAATACTTTGATACCGTTGACGCTCACAAACCCCTTACAAAATGGAGACATGGAAATTCCGGTAAACGAAACGGCCAGCAGATTATTTTTGCAGTTCCGAACGAATGCTATCGGTGCAGGATTTGATTTATCGCGTTTCGTCATGTGTATGCGTAACGATCCGTGGTCGGCAGTACGCGGGGTGAACTGATGCCACTCACTTTGCAGCGAGAAATATCCAGAGTTAAAGGAATTCCGCGCGTCGGGCCGATTATGGCGATTGGACTTCAACGCATCGAAGATGCAATCAACAATCTTGGTGTGAACGTAGCGGCAGACCCGACAGGCACAGTGGATGCGCCGTCGCCCATTCAGGGATTAACCATCAAAGCGTCGGGCGGTTTGGTTCACATGGCGATTTCTGATAACAATCAGATTCAGCGCGGAATTGAATATTTCGTAGAGCACGACACAAACCCTGCTTTTATGCAGCCGCAAGTCGAACACCTCGGAACGTCGCGGCAAATAATGGTAACTCTTCCAGCAAAAACCGATAGCGGTGCAGACCAGCAATTTTATTTCAGGGCTTACTCGCAATATCGCGGAGGCTTACCATCGAAGCCGATTCATTTCGGTGGTACAACGCCAACCCCTGTAAGTGTGGGAGGCACAACGCAACTCACGCTAATTCCATCGACGGGCAGCGGGACAGCTCCAAATAATGGCTCGCGCGGTGGAAGTGGCTTTGGAACGGTGCTAAAGCGCGGATGATTCGCAAATATGAAAATAAAGACAGGGCGGAAATTGAACGAATTCACGAGGAGTCTGGATTCGATTATAAGTTCCCAGACATAGATGATCCGCTCTACATTGTGAAATTTGTTGCGGAGGAAAACGGAAAAGTAGTAGAGTCACTATGCTGTAAGTTAGTCCTCAATATCAATCTCTACGTCGATCCGCAAGCGGGTACTCCGCAGTCCAGATGGGAAACTCTCAAGCGATTGGTGGAATCAGCGAAAAAAGAGGCTTGGAGTCGTGGGCTGGATGAAGCCTATGCGATGGTTCCCGCAGAAATTGAAAAGCAATTCGCAAAACGTCTCAAGAAACTTGGAATGACAAAAGACAGGGACGGTTGGAAAAAATGGCAGATAGACTTAACCGAGTACACACCCGAACAGTAATCGACATTGAAACTGGCGCGATAATCCGCGACGAATTCTATTTGTATTCTGGGCCGTGGGCGCTGGCCGACCGCTCGCAGCAAGCAGCAGGAAAGCAAGCTCAACAAAACGAGAATTTTGTTGCTGCTAACGCGGGAGGTAACGCAGCACAGATTTCAAGCACACTCACTCCGCAACTAGAAAAGCAGGCGACGAATCCCACTGGCTATGCTCCGCAAGATTTGAACAATATGCTCACCGCATCGGCGCAAGGCGCTGGCGGTGCAACGTCTGGGATTACAGGACAGGCGAATTTAACAGCGGCACGCACGCGCAACGCAGGCGGATTCACAAACGCTTTGGACGAAGCAGCGCGGGTAAAGAATCGCCAACTCTCACAGAATAATCTTGGTGTCCAAAACGCCAATGCCAATGTAAAACTCGGCCAGCAGCAAGACGCGCAAAAAGCACTGCAAGGATTGTATGGAACGGATACGAGCGAACAGCTTTCTGCGATGGGACTTGTGCCGGGTACGATCAATTCAACGGTAAACGCTGGTAATTCTGGATGGCTCCAAAATACGGAAGGAATTATGAATTCGCTTGGCAATCTGGGTAAAGGAGTGGGTGACGCAGCAACAGGACTCAAATGAGCGTAACGGGAATTAGTCTCGATGATTTGCTGAAAATGGGGCCGACGCCTTCCGCAGAGGAAGTTGCGCGGCGCGGACTCGTGCCTCCGCCTGTAATGAGTTCGCTTACTGGCGCACCGGGCGCGGCGCAGCCTCAGCCTGTAAAAGTTTCACCGATGCAGCCACCGGATAATTCCGTTAAGCCGATGGAGCCGCTACAGGTCAACGTCTCGCACACGCTTGAGGAACCAAAACAGCCTGAACTTTCTACGGTTAATCCGACGCGGCAGGAAAGCGGACAGGATATTTTCAAAGGGCGCGAGCAGCAATTCAAGGACAGGATTGGAGGACTCGATCCATCCTCTCCGACATTTGGAGGAGATTTACACGGAATCAATATACAGCGCGACGAATATGAGAAAGCGCATCCGTGGGGCAGTCCTGAATCAGCGCGTCCCGGCATCGGTGGAAAGATTGGTCATATCGCGGGAACGATTGGAAACATCGCGGGTGATGTGCTGGCTCCGAAAGCGATGGCCGAGATACCGGGCACGCAATTGAACAGGGCGATTGGCGAACGAAACGACGTAAAGGACTTTGAAGGTGCGCGGAATCTGGAATCGGAAGAAGGGCTGCGCGGAGCACAGGAAAGCGATCTTGAGCCAACTCCATTCAAGCTATCAGACGGAACGGAAATTCCGCTTGCCCCGAAATATCATGCCGCGTTGCAACGTGAAATTGAGGCAGGCAAGACGAAGGAAAATATCGCGGATGAAACAAATCAAACGCGATCGGATATAGCCGCGAGTGGAAACGAATCGAAGGAAAAGATTGCGGAAGAGGGAAATCAGAACAAGTCGGACATTGCAGGTGAACGTAACACGACAGAGCAAGGCATCGCAGACAAAAAGATTGCGGCCACAAAAGCAATTTCGGATATGCGGGAAGCGCAGCAAAACTTCCGCGCGAAGCTGGCCGATGAAACTAAGAAAGCAACTACAGCGGGAGCGGCTGGCGGGAAACTCACAGCGGCGAATCAGGGACGTTCCGAATTTGCTTCCACGGTAACGGCTCAGATTCCCGGCCTAATTGAAGAAGTGAAAGGATTATCCGACAAGCTCGGCCCCGGCGCTGGAAGATGG